CGCCGAGCCCGTTACGCACTACCTGAGCAAACGCGTTCCCCCACAACAACAGGTGCATCATGAGCGTTTCTCTAAACACGAAGCTCGTCATCTCGGGGTTAGGTTCATCATGCAACAGCCGGTATAAAGGGTGGTCGAGGGCTTTTTCCTTGCCGCCACCGTCCTTGTAACGGTATAAGTGTAGGGGTAGCCCGGCTATCGCCTCAGCCAAGATCCGTACGCAGCTATAGACGGCAGTCATCTGCATCGCAGAGCGTTCCGTCACCGACCGCCCAGCAGATGTCGGCCCAAATAGAAACGAATAGGACGGCGTTATTTGGTGGTTTTTAGCTTCGCGAGCTTTGGGGCGTAGCCAGTTTTTTAGGCCCATATAAGTTCCTTTCTGGTATATTCAGACCGTGTTAGGCAAATGTTTTGACCTCAGCGAGTTCCTACTCGTCGACGAAGACAACCCACTGCGCTACCAAGATGCTGCAACTTCTGAGCATGTTCTGGCCTGGCTGAAATACAAAAGCAACAACTCAACTGACCCGGATAGATCGGAGTTGGTGCGAGGCTTCCTTGAATATGTGCAAGGTGTGACAATGCGCCCTGAACCACGCAAGTCTTCTGGCGACCCCTCCACCTATTGCCAAGGTGATTGGATGAATTCGCCGTGGAGTATTTACCGTGCGGGTTTCGAACTATTCGTTGGTAGAACGCTAACCCTGTATGACTTCGATGCTGAAGTCAGCTCAGATTCAGAAAGGTTCTTCGTTGAGCATTCGGGTTACCACCATCGTCCAGAACTAGCGGCCTTTATCAGAGAGGCTGGCACGCTCGCCAATTTCATCGCTGTTCCTGACGGTTTCAACACAGCCAGATGTCGCAGGACTGGTGATTATTGGGATCTCACCATGCACAAGTTTCTTAATCCTCAGGAGAAAGGTGTCACAGGCTCCAGCGAATTTCGTCGCATGGTCGACTCTCCATCTATCCGCATGTTCCTGGATGCGTGGATGACCGAGCAAGGAGAACCCCTACCCCTTTTTCCAGATCGCTTTACCAAACAGTACCCGAATCGTTTCCCTGGTAGGCCAGCGACCAAACATGAATGGGTGTCAACGATTAACGAAATGACGAATCGGATTCAGACTCGGCGAAGGGAAATTCAGGCATACCTAGACACACTTACAGACGTCTAGAGCCTGCTTTCAATCGGCATATGCTTGCCGCGTTAGAGAACGAGTAAGCCGCGTGAGTCATAAACCGACTCCGTGGTTTGCCCGCCAGAGCGGATCGCCCGGTCGAGCGCCATGATGGTAGCGACGACTCCATCGATCTTCTCGGTGGATTTTTGTTTGTCGGGTTTGATATTCCCTGCAGGGTCAGTACGCACATGAATGTTGTCGACCATCCATGACAGGACTGGGTGCCCGCCATGGGCCAGTTTGCCCTCTAAGGCAAGTTTCATCAGTTCCTTGGAAGGTGGGGACATGTCTTTAAAGCCTTGCCCAAACGGCACCACCGTGAAACCAGCATCCTCAAGGTTTTGGCTCATTTGGACCGCACCCCACCGGTCGAAAGCAATCTCCCGGATATTAAACCGGGTGCCAAGATCCTCAATGAACTTCTCGATATACCCGTAGTGCACCACGTTGCCCTCGGTCGTTTCAAGGAAGCCTTGCTGTTTCCATAGGTCGTAGGGGACGTGATCGCGGGTGACCCTCAGTTTGAGGTTGTCTTCTGGTATCCAAAACCAGGGCGCAACCGTGTATTTGTCATCGTCCCCGTAGGGTGGGAATACGAGAACGAAAGCAGTGATATCGGTGGTGGATGCCAGGTCGAGACCGCCGTAACCAACACGGCCTTCTAACTCATCCAAGTGGACTGGGCCATCGTTTTTGTTCCAGGTATTCATAGGCATCCACCGCACAGACTGTTTGACCCACTGGTTCAAACGCAACTGTCTGAAGGTGTTTTCTTCAGCCGGATTCTGTCGAGCGCTATTACAAGCGTCCCTTACTTTCTGGATTGGCACCGTCACGTCCAAGGATGGGTTGGCTTTATGCCACACGGCTTCATCGGTCCAATCATCATCTTGCGCCGCCCCATATATGACTGGATAGAAGGTGGGGTCGTGCTTTTTGCCATCTAGAATGTCTTGGGCTTTTTGGTGTTGCTCGTAGCAAATCGAATGAGTGTCTGTTCCAGCTGTTGTGATCAAGAAGTACAGCGGCTGGGTGCGAGCATCCCCACTGCCTTTGGTCATCACGTCGAAGAGCGCCCGGTTGGGTTGGGTGTGTAGCTCATCGAATACCACTCCGGAAATATTGAATCCGTGTTTGGAATAGGCCTCGGCGGATAGTACCTGGTAGAAAGAATTGGTGGGGGAGTAGATGATACGTTTTTGGCTTCTAAGAATCTTTACCCGCTTGGCTAGCGGGGGACACATTCTCACCATGTCGGCTGCCACTTCGAACACGATGGATGCTTGTTGCCGATCGGCAGCACACCCATAAACTTCAGCGCGTTCCTCGCCATCGCCGCAACACAGCAAGAGTGCGACGGCGGCGGCAAGTTCACTCTTGCCCTGTTTCTTCGGGATCTCCACGTAAGCCGTAGTGAATTGGCGAAACCCGTCCGGTTTGACCACCCCGAAAAGGTCGCGAATGATTTGTTCTTGCCAATCAATCAACTTAAAAGGTTTTCCTGCCCACCGGCCTTTCGTATGCTTTAACGCTTGGATGAACGCGACCGCAAAGTCGGCTCGGCGTTTGTCGTAGCGCGAGCTTTCAGCCATGAACCGGGTCGGGAGATATTCAGCTAGCTGACGCATACGAATCAGTTACCTTCTGTTGGTTAAAAAGTCAGTTGCTACCGGCGATAGCAGGTGCCCTCGTACCCGGCGGGGCTAGGCTTTAGGCAGATTAGCTAAAGCCCAGGCGATCGCATGTCCAGCGTCAGCGAAAAGGTGATCTGACTCAGCTATGAGTTCGAGTTCGCATTCTCCGCGGCCTTTCGAGTTAGGCCCGAACCCGCTGACGGGTTCTTCCATCAACCGGTAGATTTGGGCGTTGTTGCCAAAGCCTTCGGTCTTGGTCCAGGTAGCAAAACTTGCTAGCGTGTAGTTCCCGTAGGCAAGAACCGTCCCGTAGGAATCGAGGCGCATCTGGAGGGTTTCGCTGGTGACCTTGGTGGTGTTCATGGCTGTTTCCTTATCTGTTGCGTACCGTTTCGGTATGTATATACAGCCATAGACCCGCCTACTTATCCAGTCATTTTCCGCCTATTTTCAAGAAAACTTAGAGATGTACATCTCTAAGTCATAACGCTTCACGATAAAGGAAAACCCCACGCCAGGTGGGGTTGCCTGTGTGTTTAGTTTTAACGGGTCAGGTGGTAGTTGACAACGTTTCCTGGTGTAGCATGCTCAAGTTCACGCACCATCGCTGCTGCTCGCCCGTATCCCTCGGTGACTTGTTCGATGTTGTCTAGGTTCAACGCTCCGTAGGCGGTGGTTTGCACCCGCCATTGATCGGTTTGAAAGTCTCGGTCAAGCTCCGGGGTGTAGGGGAACAGCGGGGAAGGAACAATAGAAATCGCGACCCGGGTAGGTTCAATCTCAATGCTGGTGATGGTGTATCCCAACCGGTTAGCGCGTCCGATAAGACGTTCGGTGTTTTCTTCCTCGACGTTGCATTTAGGTTCTTTGGTGTTCATGGCTGTTTCCTTATGTGTTGTGTACCGTTTCGGTATGTATATACAGCCATAGACTTTGCTACTTATCCAGTCATTTTGCCACCTATTTTGCCTAATAAATAGTGGTTTACATCTCTTGGTTAGTGTTTATTAGTGGCGGGGTTTTCCATGCAGAATTGCCGCTTAATGGTGCAAGTAAGATCTTGCGTACTTCCTTATTTTCTTTACCGCTAAGTCCGATGCGGTAAAACAGGGAGCGTAGTTCATACTTCTCATTCACCACCTTGTCACTCGCGGCGCGGTGGGTGGTGAGCCCGATGCGTTTCGCATATGCGACCATTTTGCTTAGGAACTCGGTGTATGCCGTGATCTTCTCGAACTCTGGCAGCTCATCCCACCAAGGAAAACTCAGCCCCTCGCTACTGGTGGTGATGTCGAGATGGCTCGCGCCGAGCGCTTTAGCGATCAAGTCTTTCTTGGCAGCGATAAGTTCATGCAGCCTTGCCAGCTCAGTCTCATCAAGCGTGGCGGGCAGGGTGACTAAGAGCCCGTAGTTTTCAGCCTTTTTGGTGTTCACCATTGCTCATCCTCCTCACCATCAAATTCGATGCTTTGAACGTCCATCCATGTGCGGATGAGGCGCAGGTAGTTGTCTGGAAAGTTGGAGACGATCATTTCTACGTGCTCGTAGCCGTGGTCTTTGGCCGCATTCCACACCGCACCAATATCGGTGAGGTCGACTCCGAGGTTTTCGATTTCTTCTAGATCGACATATAGCTGTCCCATCATCACCAAACCCTCTCTTTCTTGCTGGTTGTTTGGTCATGTACATACAGCCATAGGAGCGCGTACTTATCCAGTAATTTTTGCCTTAAAATCAAGGAGTTTTAGTGCTCTCGGCGACTATCTGGGAAAGCACGAGTTTGGCGCACGGCAAAGCTATCCCGTTTCCCCACAGCTTGTAGAGTGCCCGGTCGGACGCTGGATTAGCCAGCCATTTGCGTACTTGGTTGCGGGTTTTAGGTTTTTTCAATCCTTGCACCTTGGCCCAGCTAGCCCAGACCTGCCACCAATAATCCAGCACGTCTTCGCTCGGGTTCTCGATGGCGAGTCCGTCTGTCCAAGTATCAGGGAATCCTTGTAGGCGGGCGCATTCGGTGGGGGTTAAGCGTCTCACGCGGTATTTGGGCATGCCAGGGTCAGTGACCAGGGGCGGCTCAGTTGAGTCCGAAGCCAACAGAGCGCCAGCAATATTGACGTTGCCTCGGCAGAAGAAGTCTGCCTTCGAGGCGCTCACAACGTCGGGTTCGACGATGGCGATGCCGCCTTGGTTGCAGGTCGGAGAAACACCTGCTGTACGCGCGTTTTTGGCACAAGGTCCTCTACGACTTGGGATATGTGTCCAGTTCAGAGCCGTTCCATCGCCTGTTCAACCAGGGCATGATTGAGGCTTATGCCTACACGGATTCACGTGGGCAATACGTCCCGGCTGACGAGGTGGAGGGTAGCGAGGAGGACGGCTTTACCTGGCAGGGTCAGCCCGTCAACCGCGAGTTCGGCAAGATGGGCAAGTCGCTCAAGAACATTGTCACCCCTGATCAGATGTGCGCGGATTACGGCGCGGACACGTTCCGGGTTTACGAGATGTCGATGGGACCGCTGGATATGTCCCGTCCGTGGGACACGCGCGCGGTGGTCGGTTCCCAGCGTTTCCTGCAGCGACTGTGGCGCAATATCGTCGATGAGAACACCGGCGCGCTCACCGTGACCGATGACGCCCCGGATTTGGCGACCGCAAAAGTGCTGGCTCGCACCATTCACGATGTCACCGTGGAGTACGACAATCTGCGCGTGAACACGGCTATCGCCAAGATGATTGTGCTGAATAATCACCTCACCGGGTTACCCCAGGTGCCACGTGAGGCCGCAGAAGCGTTGGTCGTGATGGTCGCCCCCATCGCTCCGCACATTGCGGAGGAACTGTGGGAACGTTTGGGTCACCAGGGCGGAATCGCCCGGGCCACGTTCCCGGTCGTGACCGATGAGTCGCTGTTGGCGGCTGAGGAGGTCACTTGCGTGGTGCAGGTGGCGGGCAAGGTGCGCGCGAAAGTGTCGGTGGACCCCGAGATTTCCGAGGCGGATTTGCAGGCGAAGGTCCTGGCGGAACCGGCGGTGGTGAAGTTGCTGGACGGGCGGGAGCCGAAACGGATTATCGTGCGTGCTCCAAAGCTCGTATCCTTGGTTTTTTAGGATTTGTCAGTACAAAAAAATCGCTAAATTACGGGATTTCAACGGTTTCGGGCTTGTAAACTTAGGTATGCCTAACTTAGGCTATACCCATGAAGAGATTTAAAAACAAGCAAATTAAAGAAACCTTGACCGTAGCCGCGCTTTTGTGCCTGGGAGCCTCTCTCAGCGGGTGCGGCGGGACCCCCAGCTCCAGCTCGGATTCAGCCGCACCAGGCAAACCCCTGGTCCTCACCACATTTACCGTGTTGCAGGACATGGCTCAAAACGTTGCCGGAGACCATCTGGAAGTCCGCTCTATCACCAAACCTGGGGCGGAAATCCACGATTACCAACCCACGCCCTCGGACTTGAAGTCGGCGCAGAAAGCGAAACTGATTTTAAATAACGGGCTGGATTTGGAACGCTGGTTCACGAAGTTTACCGCCGATCTGGATGCCAAAAAGGTCAATGTTTCGCAGGGCGTAGAGCCCATTCCGATTACCGAAGGCGACTACAAGGGTAAGCCCAATCCGCACGCTTGGATGAGCCCGAAAAACGGCGCCCTCTACGTGAAGAATATGGCAAAAGCCTTCTGCGATTTAGATGCAAAGAACTGCTCCGAGTACCAGGAAAATGCCAAACAGTATGGTGCCAAGATTGAAAAAGTCGGCGAGGACATCACGTCCACGCTTTCTCAGCTCGACCCGTCACAACGTACTTTGGTCAGCTGTGAGGGAGCATTCTCGTATCTGACTCGCGACTATAACCTCAACGAGAAATTCTTGTGGGGCGTAAATGCCGAAGGAGCCCTCACTCCCTCTCGCGTAGCGGAAGTGGAAGACTACGTGAAGCAAAACCACGTTCCCGCAGTTTTCTGCGAGTCAACCGTGGGAGACAAAATGCGACCCGTTGTGGAAGCCACAGGTGCGAAATTCGGTGGGGAATTGTATGTTGATTCCTTGTCAGACTCAGATGGAGACGTTCCGACCTATCTGGATCTGTTGCGCTACGACGCAGATTTGATTACCCGAGGATTGACTCAGAAATGAGTGATGCTCTCGACAACCGCATAGAGCCAGGCGGGGCTGAAGCTGAGTCCAGCTCAAATTTAGCCCCGCCTATATTAGAAGTCTCAGATTTGCATGTTCGTTACGGAGCTAATGTGGCACTGGAGGGTGCCAGTTTAACCGTGTCGCGCGGTCAAATTTGTGGTCTGGTAGGGATGAACGGTTCGGGAAAATCAACACTGTTCAAATCCATCACCAACAGCGTTTCGTATCAAAAGGGCAGTATTAAAGTTGCCGGAATTGACGCGAACCAAGCCCGCAAACAGCGACTGATTGGTTATGTTGCGCAAAATGAGGAAATCGATTGGGACTTCCCGGTTAACGTAAACCAAGTCGTCATGATGGGACGGTATGGATTTATGGGACCGACCCGTCGTCCCAAATCTGCAGACGTGGCAGCGGTGCAAGCCGCGTTAGAAATGGTGGAGTTGCAAGATTTGCAACAGCGCCAAATTGGGGCGTTGAGCGGCGGTCAAAAGAAAAGGGTGTTTATCGCCCGCGCGATTGCCCAAGGCGCGCCCCTCCTGCTCCTCGATGAACCGTTTGCCGGAGTAGACAAATACTCCGAAACCAATATCGTCGATTTGCTGCGCAAAATCTCGGCAAAAGGCACCACGGTGGTGGTTTCAACCCACGATTTGGCTTCTTTGGAAAAGCTCTGCGATGAAGTGGTTTTGCTGTATCGTCGCGTAGTTTATCAAGGTGATCCCGCCGGCGCCTTAGACCCGCAAAACCTCGCGAAAGCGTTTGGATTAAATCCCGCCGCGTCAGGAGGTGGACAGTGAATTTTTATGAAGCTTTCATCGAAATGTGGACGCAGCAGTTTATGCTCCGGGGCATCATCGTCACCGGAGTCGCGGCGGCGGTTTGTGCCGTGTTGTCCTGCTGGTTGGTCTTGATTGGCTGGTCACTGTTAGGTGACGCCCTGTCCCACGCAATTCTTCCCGGAATCGTCGTGTCCTACCTCTTGGGAACGCCCTTCGCAATAGGCGCCCTCGTGGCAGCTTTGCTGGTGGTGGGATTGATTGGCGCAGTGCGGGGGCGCGGACGGGTCAAAGAAGACACGGCTATTGGGGTGGTATTCACGACAATGTTTGCCTCCGGTCTGGTCTTAATCAGTCTGTTCCCCAGTCACATTGATTTGCACCACATTTTGTTTGGCGACATGCTCGGCATTACCAGAGCCGATATGTGGCAGGGCTTGATATTGAGCCCACTCGCTCTGGGGCTGTTGTTATACAAAAAACGGGATTTGGTGCTGTATGCCTTCGACAAGACTCACGCCCACGCTATCGGCATCTCTACAAGCTGGTTGGCGACTCTGTTGCTGGTAGCTCTGTCTTTGACAGTCGTGGTGGCGATGCAAGCAGTGGGCGCAATCCTCATCGTGGCACTGGTGATTACCCCTGGCGCAACCGCCCGGCTGCTCACAAACCGGTTCAACGCTATGCTATGGATAGCTCCCTTGCTTTCCGTATCCTGTGTCGTGCTGGGAGCCTATATTTCCTACTGGTTCGATACCGCGTCAGGAGCCACAGTCGTGCTGCTTGAAGGCGTATTGTTCCTGATTGTTTGGCTGGTGGATTTGCTTCGTCAACAGCGTCTGCAGCGCTATCATGGCGCGCAGTCTGCCGCCCCCGGCTCTGACCCGGAACCTCAACAGGTTGCTTCTTGAGGCAGCCCTCTAGGGTAGGCCGAGGTAGCGCAACACTGCCTTGGCACTGCCCTTGTTGAGGTCACCCAGCTGCGCCAACTGACCCAACCCTGACCCCAGGACAAACGTATCCCCGGTGGTGGCAGCTCCTTTCAATGGCGGCGCGACGCCTTCCCAAAGGAATTTCCCGTCGACCACCCCGTAACTCAGCAGCCCCCCGTTGCCCTCCGTAAACACGGCTTTTGTCGCGTCGGAGGTCAACGGAGTCCCCGGAGCTTTCAGATTGAGGGTAACGCCGTCCCCGGTGGTCCAAGTTTTGGCAGCGCAGCCGGGCCAGGACGCACAGGTTTCCCCGCGGTCTGCCAAAAAATACGTCCGATTGGGCATGAGGACAGGGATTTTCCCAGATTTTAGAGCTGCCATAGCGCTGTCAGTGTCCAGCCGAAGTCCGGCGCGCAGTTGAGTGTGCAAGGCTTGTACCGCCAGGGCGGGGCACTTGCCCTCCCCCACTATCGCACCGTCAGAACCATAGACCCGCCAATCAATCTGCCCGTCGCCCTGCGGATCTGCCGACGCGAAAAATCCGGCTTCCAGCATCGACATCTGCGCGGCAGGGCCAAGTTTAGAGGTGTCCAGGGAACCGATTTTCGTATTAATAATTTGAGAATAGCTCCAGACGTATCGAGCGTCTTTGATACCTCGGTGGGATAACCGTACCTGCCTACTGCTGCGCCGCGTCCCTCATGCAACGCATTGAAACCGTAGGCGGTAGCGATGATGGGAGTATTGCCTCCGTCAGTGCCGTAACGAGCGGTCACGGTTGGTGCTATCTGGCATGGTCCGCCCACCCTGGCATCATGAGGATGATGGTCAAACAGTAGCGGCTCAATAATACTCTGGTCGTTACTGCATCCGAGCGTGCCCGAAAGGTTTGTTTGCACGAGCGGGCCTTTACCGCCGCCTGGTTTACCTGCCCGCATCCGCAAGGCGAACACATCTAAAGATTTGCTTGCCTCGTGAGTGCCTGCTCGAGGATTGGTGGGAGGGTTTTGCCTTTCACTGCAGCCCGGCGCAAGATCCCGGAACACGCGTTGGGGCTCAAAGAGTATTTGTCCGGCACGCCCGCTTGCAAAATCGCAGATAAGGTAGATTCTTTTGCGTCGTTGGGGTACTCCGAAAAATTGCGCGTCCAATACTCGCCACGCAATACTCCATTGGTCTGCCACGATCGCTCCAGCTTTATGCCACTTTTGTACTCGAGGTAGGTCAGCCGCTGCCGTTTCGTCGACAACCGAGATGAGGTTTTGCAGGACGCTGTGGAAGTCTGCCCCTTTATTGCTTGAGAAGGCTCCGGGCACGTTTTCCCAAACAGCGAATCTTGGATATAGACCATGACTTGCCTTTCTCATTTCTCTGATGACTCTGACGGCTTGGTGGAATAGACCCGAGCGTTCGCCAGCTAAACCTGCCTTTTTACCTGCTACCGACAGGTCTTGGCAAGGAGAGCCAAACGTGACCACATCCACCGGCTCTAGCTGACTGCCGTCAATGTCGCAGATGTCGCCTAGGTGTTGCATTTGCGGAAGGCGCGTGGTGGTGACCAGGATCGGGAAGGGCTCAATCTCACTTGCCCACACAGGTTCGATACCAACCTTTGTTGCCGCTAGTGGGAAGCCACCTGGGCCATCAAAAAGCGAGCCAAGCCTTAAAGTTTTTGTCAAGGGTTAGCCTTTCTGCTTGGGGCGCTCGACTTCTTTGACCAAATCGAGGTAGGCGTATTCTTTGCCGCCACGGGTACAGGTGATCCCAGCTGCGTCTCCGGTTGCTTCGGCATAGCGGCGCACAATCACGGAAGCGTATTTCTCATCCAGCTCCATGCAATAGCAAGTGCGGTCTGTGGCTTCTGCAGCCATGAGTGTGGAACCAGACCCAGCAAAGGTATCGAGGATGATTGCGTTGGTTTGGGTGGAGTTACGAATCGGATAAGCCAACAGGTCTAGTGGCTTGGAAGTGGGGTGATCGGAATTCTTCCTCGGCTTGGCGAAATTCCACACCGTGGTTTGTTTGCGATTCGCATACCAAGCGTGAGAGCCGTCTTTCTTCCACCCATACAGCACTGGTTCGTGCTGCCACTGGTATGGGGAACGGCCAAGTACGAGGGAGTCTTTGACCCAAATACAACAGCCCGACAGGTAGAAGCCAGCGTCTTGAAAAGCGCGACGGAAGTTCAATCCTTCGGTGTCGGCGTGGAAGACATAGGCTGACCCTCCCTTATCTAGGGATGCCGCCATGTTGGTGAATGCAGCTAGTAGGAACTGGTAGAAGGTGTCTGTGTCTTGTTTGTCGCCTGCGATTTTCAGGCCGCTGTTCGATTTGAAGTCCACGTTGTAAGGCGGGTCTGTGACCACCAGGTTAGCCTGTTTGCCATCCATCAAGGTTTCGACGTCGCTTGGGTTTGTGGCGTCCGCGCACATTAGGCGATGCCTACCAACAGTCCAGATATCGCCGCGCTGGACGAAAGCTGCTGCTTCAAGGGCGGCGTTCAGGTCGAAGTTATCGTCTTCGATACTGTCGCTATCAAGAGAACCTATTAACTGTTGTATTTCGGATTCGTCGAAACCGGTGAGTTCAACGTCGAAATCGGAAGCATCCAGGTCGGCTATGAGTAGGGCGAGTTTGGATTCATCCCAATCGCCACTGATCTTGTTTAGAGCAACGTTGAGCGCTTTTTCGCGGGTTTCGTCTAGCTCAACGACCACGCAGTCCACGGTTTTATAGCCCAGATCAGCGAGTACTTTCAGACGCTGATGCCCACCCACAATATTTCCGGTGGTTTTGTTCCAGATGACTGGCTCCACATACCCAAACTCACTTAGCGAGCGTTTGAGTTTGTCGTAGTCGAGGTCACCGGGTTGTAGGTCTTTGCGGGGGTTGTAGTCAGCAGGGGTGAGATCAGTTAGCGCTATTTGCTTGATGCGCATGGTTTTTCACCGCCTTTATAAGCTCACGGCTAGTAGTCCAGGTGTCTTCCCACTTGCGTGTGTAATCCCCGAAATGCCCATACGTCGAATAGCGCACATAGCCGGGTGCTCGCAGCCCAAACTGGTCGATGATCGCAGCCGGACGAAGATTAAAGACATCTTGAGCTGCAGCCGTGAGAATCTGGTCGCTGTATTGGCCGGTGCCGAGCGTGTCCACACTGAAAGCAACCGGGTCGGCTTTGCCAATCGCGTAACTAATCGCCACCTGGCACCGGGATGCAAGATCCGCATCCACCACGGTTTTCGCGATCAGCCGCGCCATATAAGCACCCGACCGGTCAACCTTAGAAGCATCTTTACCACAGAAAGCTCCACCACCATGTCCGGCCAGCCCGCCATAGGCGTCAACCATAAGTTTTCGGCCAGTGAGTCCGGTGTCAGCTTTAGGGCCGCCCTCCACGAACCGCCCAGAAGGATTCACCAAAATAGTCGTGTTCTCATCGACAGGAAGATACGAAGAGCAAGCTGGACCGATAATCATCGAGGTGATTTCACGGCGCAACACCTCGAAATCCTTGGATTTATCGTGCTGGACGGAAACCACCACCGTCTCTACGGCTTGCGGTTTTCCTGCGTCGTTGTAGCGCACCGAAACTAGTGCTTTACCATCTGAGAAGATCCCAGTGATGGTTCCTTGCTTGCGCGCGGCATCTAGCCGCTTACAAATCTCGTGGGCTAAAACAAGAGGCAACGGTAAACGCTCAGGAGTATCAGTGCAGGCATAACCATAGACCGTGCCTTGATCACCAGCCCCCTGAAGACAATAAGCGGACTCATCGCCATGGCGAGCCTCTAAAGATGTGCTCACCCCGTCGTTAATATCGTTAGATTGACGCCTCACCCATACGTATACCAAAAATCTCCACGGCTTATAGCCAGCTGCAGTCAGGGCTGTGCGTACGCAATCACGCAAGTCCACACGAGCATTAGTGCTGATTTCACCAGTGACAATAATGCGTCGCCCAGTAGCCATGACCTCTACCGCGACGCGGGCGTTGGGATCGGCGTAGAGAATCTCGTCGAGAATCTGATCAGCAATTAAATCGCACAGTTTATCGGGGTGACCGATACACACTGCTTCAGCGCTGCGAACCATAGTCATAGGAATGCCCTTTCAGTAGAAAAATCAAAAGAAACAAAAACTCCCCACCATGACAGCCAGGAGCAGGGAGCGAAGAAAACGAGGAAAACCCGAATCGTGTGTGATACTGGAATACGTGGAAGACGAAACGAGTAAACCTAATCCGCAGGAGCAGGAGCCTTCTGGTGGCGATGGTAAAGCCGTGGCTTACGGAATGATTGCCGGGATAATGACCGCCATAATTTTTCGGTTCATTATGGACGATAATGCCTTAGCGATAACTATTGGCACGGGAGTCGGAATCGCGCTAGGGGCAGGCTTCAGCGCAACAAAACGCCCCAAATAAGCTCAAAACACTAGGACGCATCTAGGAGCGGGCTTTCAACAACTGCTCCATAACCTCATCACCAGGAGCCGCACCCGAATAGTCACTAGTGCAGTTAGCCCGCACAATCTCAAAAATCTCATACCAATACACATTCGCCTGCTTACCAAAAGACTGGCTCATCGCAACAAACGGGGAAGCGATAGCAGCCCCCGTCGTCGGGTGCTTGCCGAGCAAACCAAACTTGGAAATCGCCTGCTCACACTGCACATACCGGGCGAACGCCTGGGCGTAGGCCTCAATCAGACGCTTAGAAACAAACCTCGTGCAGCCACGCTCATCCAACCACCGCCAGGTTTCTTTGTAGACAAGGTCAGCACCCAAGGGTTTGCCATCGCGTTGAACCTCCGACAGATACTCAGACGGCTCCGGCATCACCTCACCAGCAAGCACCGCGCCATCACCAACATCTGCACCCTCAAAATCGAAAGGGCTCGCTAGCGGATCTTCCAGGCGAGTAGCAGGCAGACCCTTGGCGAGTTTCTCGTTGAGTGGGTCGGGTTTCGCGCCTGCCCTCACGCGCCGCCCACCGCGATTGGTTCCGTCTTTCGCCATGAAATCTCGCCTCCTTCCAGGCGGTTAGCCCGGTGATGGAGGGCTTGCGGGTTAATACCCTGTTTGATTCGGTCTTTTTGTGTACGGTTGGCCCCGCCCGCTGACCTCTGACCTGCGGTTAGAGATTGAGAACCCCCACCCCCTCACCAGGCTTTCGACGTTGCCCCGTGTCCGCCGAACACCATCAAGGTGGGTAACTTTGAGGTTCCAGAACTTCGGCGCAACAGTGGACAACGTGGGTGCTCGTCAGTAGGTGTAGACCCGAGGTTGTTGCCGCCATCGGTCATCATCGAGCGCGGTCTGCCTGGAGTGGCAAGGCTTGCACAGGCTTCGGAGGTTGTCGAAGTTGTGGGTGCCGCCGTGTTCGAGCGGGAGAATGTGGTGAACCTCTTGTACTGGCGTGTAGAGACCGGCCTCTAGGCAGTCTTCGCAGAGCGGGTGGGCGGCGACGTAGGCGGCGCGGATCTTGCGCCACCGTGAGCCGTAGCGGCGATTGATCTTCGGATCACGCTGATACTTCCGATACCGGGCGTCCTCTGCCTTGGCATGTTGTTCGCAGTAGCGGTCGTGGGTGAGCTCGGGACAACCAGGGTGAGAGCACGGGGAGGCTGGTTTGACCGGCATCGCTGGCTCCTTCCCCCCCGGATGTGGTGAAGCCCCAAGATTCCCGTGTGTGGGTTCTTGGGGCTTCACCTAGTTTTCAATCACTTATATGTTCTCACACTGATATGCGGTTTTCTATCGCATGTTTCGGATACCCGCTAACGCTAGAGCTGTCCATACAAGGGGTGGGCGAACCTGTCGAGGGCCCGGTTCTTGCGCCGATAGACCGTGTCACGCTCGACGTAGAAATGATCGGCTATCATCGACACCTTCTCATCTTGCGTCCCCTCGCTGAGGAAGAAGCCTTCGAGGATGAAGCGGTCGTCTTCAGCGATGACTTCCCACGCAGGCAGAAACCAGTCCATGTACTGGCGAGCCTGCAGGTAGCGAGCCTTGTACGCATCGATCCGCTCAATGCTCGCAACGATCCTGTTCTCCGAAGCGTGCAGATCACCCGAGGGTGGTGTGCCGTCCATACGCGGAGAAGCAGGACTAGCAGCATCAGCATAAGCCGCCTTGATCTGCTCGTCAGTACTCTCGATGATCTGTTCCATCACCGCATAATCCTGCAGAGCTGCGATCGCGGCTTTCCTTGTGTCGAGGTATTTCGTCATCACATGCATGAGCTTGTCCTTTCAGTGGTTGTGTGGATTTCGTGTGCGACCGCGTCGATCAACGCAGCCTGCGTAGCATCTTTCGCATCAAGAGCTTTGAGCACGGCTTCATCGAGCGTCCCTTCCGCAACCAGATGCGTGATCGTCACAGGTTCGGATTGACCTTGCCGATACAAGCGAGCGTTCGTCTGTTGATAAAGCTCCAGGCTCCACGTCAACGAGAACCACACCAGCAGATGCCCGCCTGCCTGGAGGTTCAATCCGTGACCCGCCGATGCTGGGTGGATCAAGCCGAGGGTGATCTCACCTTTGTTCCATGTCTCGATATCCGCGCTTGTTTTAAGTTCGCGAGCCTGCGGGAAGCGGGCGGTGATGCGCTGACGGTCATGGGTAAACCAGTAGGCCACGAGCAGTGGGTTGCCGTTGGCTGCCTCGATGAGATCTTCGAGGACGTCGAGCTTGCGCTCATGAACCGCCGTCCATTGACCGTTGCTGGTGTAGATCGCGCCGCTCGCGAGTTGGAGTAGCTTGCCGGACAAAGCTGCGGCGTTCGCGGCATCAATCGTCGCCCCATCAAGGTCGAGAACGAGGTCAGCTTTGAGTTGCTCGTAGACCTTGCGCTCTTTCGGCTCCAGCACCACAGGCATTGTCGTCACCGTCAATTCCGGTAATTGCAGGTGGTCGGTGGTTCTCATCGACAACGTCATGTCACCAATCACACCGTAGATCTCATCTTCGGCACCCGCGCGGGGCTTATAGGTGAACACCTGCATCCCGTTGCGTTTATCGGGTACGAACCAACGCTCCCGATAACGAGTAATAAACCGGCCCAAACGCTCGCCGCCGTCGAGAAGCCGGAACTGCGCCCACACGTCCATGAGCCCGTTCGAGGCTGGCGTGCCGGTCAGCCCGACCCAGCGTTTAACGAAGGGGCGCATTTTCACCAGCGCCGTGAACCGTTTCGCACGGTGGTTTTTGAAGCTGGAGAGTTCGTCGATGACGACCATGTCGAACGGCCAGCTACCGCCCATCTGGTTCACGAGCCAGGGAATGTTTTCACGGTTGATGATGGTCACCATCGCAGACTTGGCTAACGCCGCCAGCCGGTCAGCTTTGGTGCCGACAGCAACCGCGACGGTGAGCCCGTCAAGGTGATCCCACTTGCGAATTTCGGCGGGCCAGGTGTCTCGCGCTACTCGAAGCGGTGCGACAACCAGCACGCGGGAGATGGTGAAGTAGTCGAGCATGAGCTGCCAGATCGCCGTCAACGTGATCACGCTCTTGCCCAAACCCATGCCAAGGAGAATCGCGGCCTCGTCATGGTCGATGATGAACTCGGTGGCGGTGGATTGGTAGTTATGCGGCGTGTAGTGCATCAAGCACCTCCCGTATGCCGTCCACCGAATCAACAACGAAGGTCTGAAAACCCTGGTCGCGCAGTTGGCTCATCCGACGCTGCTGGATTGGCCTGGGTTGTTTGCCTGCTGCTTTGAGTTCAACGAAAACAACCCGGCTGTTCATCAGACATATCCGGTCAGGTACGCCGCTGGTTCCAGGGCAGACAAGCTTCCAGCACAAGCCACCGCAGGCTTCGACGGCTTTCTTCAGTTGGTGTTCTATGGTTCGTTCGTTCATGGTCACTCCTTGAGTTCACTTTTAGGGGTGACGGCATGTGACGAGTCGTTCCTAACCTTTTATATAGAGAAAAACACCATGTAATTTCACATGCGTAAGGTAGGGAATGGCTCGTCACAGCTCGTCACCATGGGGTTAGTTGCCGAACTCGGATGCGATCGCGAGCCCGTAGACGTACATGCCGTGCTTGGTCTTTTTCCGCACGAATCCGGCTTGTTCGACCGCAGCGTTGAAGTCGACCATCGGGCGCGCCCATCCTGAGGTGTTTTGCGCCCACGCCCGATACGTCTGATAGAGGTCACCAGCCCTCTCCGATAAGCCATCCTCGACGTCGCATGAGTCCTCAAGGAACTGCGAGAACCAGTCGTTATCCTCCTTATATGCTTGCGAGGCTTGAACCACCTGAGGCGGGGCTTTGAGCTTGTAGCCCTCGGCGTGGATGAGGCGCGCGCCCTCCATAATCCACGTAAGGATTGCTCCGCCCGCGTTTTCGAACAGGTGGTCGGCGTAGTTCTTCACGTCCGTATCACCTTCGATGGTGGCGTTAAACGGGATGACGATGAGCCTGCGCCAGATGCCTGCGTCCATGGCTCCCACACGCGGCAGGTGATTCGTGTAGAGCACGAGGGTGTGGGAGGGGGTGAAGGCGAAGGGGTCCTTGAACTTTTTCTCTGCCGAGATCTGATCGGTCGAGGCAAGCTGTTTGACGTTCGAGGTTGATAGGCGCATACCTTCTTCGGTTTCAGCCGCGATCAAGAGACGTTTGCCTCTGGCTTCGGCGAGTTCGGGTTTGACGTTGCGGCGCACCCCGACCGTGAGCGCGTCGGCTGAGATCGTGCCCGAATACGTCCCCAACACGCGGGCGATTGTGTTCCAGAAGGTGGATTTGCCGTTTCGCCCGTCCCCGTAGGCGATGACGAGCGCTTCGACGAAAACCTGGCCGATAGCCGCCAAGCCAACAATGCGCTGCACGTAACTAATCAGCTCAGGATCTCCTTGGAAGAACACGTCGAGCGCGTCGGCCCAGATCTGTGCACCCTCATCGCTGGGGCTGACAGCGGTCTGCTTGGTCAGCAGATCGGCTGGGTTGTGCTCGTGGCTTGTGCCGTCGCGCAGATCCCAGGTGCCTGCCGGGGTGTTGAGCTGGTAGGGGTCGACGTCAAGGTCACGGATACGTACCTGCAAGATCGGCCCGGCTTCTTTCAACGTGGCCGTGATGTTGCGTGACAAACGCCTGGAGAGAACGAACTTGTGGTAGTTCTTTGCCTCATCCCACGCCCGGAACGCGGTCGCTTGCACAGGCGTGAGCTTGGCGATGCCGCGTGCTTTCGACGAGGCGGAGGCCATCACGAGATCTGCACCGGTTGCCGTCATGGTCTCCCACGTGGACGCGATCAAGCGGTCGGCTTCCTCGAGCTGGCGGGAGGTCAATTCCTGAACGACGCCTTGTGCAGATAAGTCGTTCTCATCCCACACGCCATGGTCGTAGACAAGCCACTTGGTAGCCAGTGAGTAGCGGATCTTGTTCGCGTATTCGCCAGCTAATGTGTCTGCCTGACCGACATCGGAAAAATCATCCGGACGCAAACCCGCCAACGCCTCATAAGCCTCTGGCGGCAGATAGCCTGGATCAGCAGCGACCTTCGAAGCGAACCTGCACGCGCTATTCCAAATCGTCTGTAATTCGCCCTCGTTGAGCGGTGGTTCGCAAAGGTTGGCTTTGCGATTGAAGAGGTCTCGTGCTTGGTCGGTATCGCCGTAGCGGATGAGGACCCTGCCTGCGAAGCGCGACAACGTAGCGTTGCGCGAGCCTTCACCAATCACAAGAGTGGAAGCATCAAATGCGGCGAACACGTCCTGCTCATCAGCGTTATCGAGCCACGCATCGAGCAACTGGTCGCCCTCACGCACCGTAACTTGTGGGTTAGAGGTGCCGTAGATGAAGCGTCCTGCGTCAAGAGCGTTGCGATCGAAGAAAGCAAACCGCGACGCGAGGCGGTGTTTCAATCCTGCGTATTCGTCTGCGCCTTGTACTTCTCGGATTGGGAAGTAAACGTGGAAACGCGGCCGCGCAGACAACACACCCTTCGCCTTCATGTGATTACGAGACGTGGCGGCCATGAACTCCACGCCCGCCATCACCTCGCCAAGCTTCTCAGGCGTGACCCACTCGGACTCGGTGTCGGTGTGATCGTTGTCGATATCCATCACCACGCAGTCCGAGGCTATGAAGGCTGCAGTTGAGCGGCGATCATTCGCATAGGTTGCGGCTACGTGATCGAAGCCCGCGACTGCAGACAGGGATGCCACGTCGGCGATGGTTTGCTGGTTCGGGTAGTGGTTGTTGTTCTGCACGCCGCTCACATTCGCGGCATAGAGGGTGAAGGGCGTGGTCATGGCGTGACCTCCTTGAAATCAGAATCGAAAAACTTAATCGGCAACTCGAGGTCGCGCGCCCACCCGATCTCTAAGCGCATACCAAGGCTGACGCGTCCCACGTATGCCCAGAGGGCTTCGCATTTAGCGAGCAGCACCCTGTTGAAGAACATCGCCAGCTCCCGCTGATCAGGGTCTGCGTCATCCATGAACTGCGGGAACAACAGGTGTGGGGCGAATGGGATTTTGCCCGCGCTCACTGCGAAGGAGCAGAATTGGCGGGCGAGCTCAACGTTCGCTTGCACGTCGCCTGAGTAGGGCGAGCAGATATAAATCAAGGGCCGGTAGCCGAATTGTTCGCGCTGCAGCTTTTTGAGCGCGTGGTAGCTGGTTAGGTCCAGGTAGCCTTCGGTGTTCTTCTTCGAAAACCCAATATCGAGTGTCGTGGCGGTCATGCTTGCACCTGACCTTGACGCTCGATGACAGGCAGAATGCCGAGCTGGTTCTTGAGCAGGTCGTAGATGAACAGACGCCCCTTTTGCGTCCAGTACATGTGGGTGCGGGTCTGCCCCTCGCCGTATTCGTGGGTCTTGGACTGGGTGTATCCCTGCTCGGCGTACTTCGCGTACAGGAACCACCGGTCCGACTGATGGAACTGCACGTGAGCATCACGCAGGATCCGGTTGAGTTTCTTCGCGGAAAGTCCGTAGTCCTTCGCAATCGCGGTCGTCGTCAACAACGAATCGGACTGCAACACGAGGTCGTAGTACGAGACTTTCGGTGCCGCCTCAAGTAAGGCTTGCTCTGCTGCCAGGCGCTTGGCCCGCTCAGCACGCAGCGTGGCGATGGCATGCTCGAGGAACTCATCATCAGCGAGCAGTTCGTCGTATGCGTACATGCCGTGGCGGCGAATCGTCGGCAACACCTCATCGAACACCCAGGCTTCGAACTTCTGCGCTGCCGGGAGCTTTGAGGAGATGATGAGGCGGTACAGGTTGCCCTCGGTAATGAAGCGGACCTGCTGGATTCCACCAGCGGTCTCAAGGGGGTGGTAATTTGCCACCCCCTTGCAGTGTAGCTTCACCGCGTTCGTCGGATCCTGGTAGCCGAGCGCGGTGGCGACGTCCTTGCCGCAGAAAAGGATCTGGCCATCAGTGGTGATGGTGCGAATGGTGCCGAACACGTCGTTGGTGAATGTTTGAATCTGGTTTCCCATGGCGGGGTTCCTTCCCGAGACCCCGTCGAGAAAAAATCGTGCCGGTCGACACAAGGAGTTAAGGGCCTCACCCCACTGCCGACGAGCCCGAAAGTGTTAAATCACGGGTACTCAATCGCTTCTCGTTCTGGCACGATTGGTGTTGAAGCCCCGGTGGAGCGCTATCTGTTAGAGCAATCTGGCAGGTATTCTCGCCGGGGCATAGATAAATTTCTCGAGTGCTCTGTGTGGAAGAACCATCATTCTCTTGCTACAGCGGTGCCGACACGGTGGTCTTTTAGACAACATGACCGGTTCCGCTGCCCGCCTCGGTGGGAGCGCAGGGTCGGTTCTCGTTTCTTAGCGGTCTTGGATAAGCTTTCTTCTCTGATGGTGATACTTCGCCGAGTTCTTGATTCTGTCGCTGTTTTCGCGGTATAGTGATTACCACTAGTACCGGCTCCCCCTTTTTCGTGTTCCTGACCAGGTCGACCTCGTACAGCTTGTATCGGTTTCCGAGACAGGTCAGAGCCGGTCTTCATGTTTTTGGAAGCAGGTGGGCTGGTGGTCGATAAACCGTGGGCCAGTATCGATGAGCAGATTAATATTCTCACTCGTCGTGGCCTATTGGATGCCGGTGATTACCGCCGCGAGTTATCTACTGTCGGCTATTACCGGCTTTCGGGATACTCCTACCCGTTGCGTCAGATCGCTCCATCTGATTCGCCGCAACGGCGTTTGGACCATTTCGTTCTCGGTGCACGTATGGGGCATGTGGTAGAGCTGTACGAGTTTGATGAGCGGCTACGCTTGGCTGTGTGGCAGGCGCTATGCAAGCTGGAGGTGTGCCTGCGAGTTGACGTGGGGCACGTGCTGGGTGAGATCGATCCGTTCATTCACCTCGACCTCGAACGGATTTGGCCATCGGGGGCGATGAATCACAGAGCAGCATTCTTTACGCAGAAGCTCACCCAAACACAGTCGCGCTCTACAGAAGATTTCGTCAAGCATTACAACCAGACCCACGACGGTCGTTTGCCGGTGTGGGTGGTTACCGAGATTCTTGAGTTCGGACAACTCGTGACCCTGTTTTCGTTGGCTCCCTTCGAACAGCGTCGTCGCATTGCTGACAAGTACTTGGCACGTGCCGACGAGTTGGAATCGTGGATGCGCACTGCGAATTACATTCGTAACATATGCGCTCACCACGCCAGACTATGGAATAGGCAACTCGTTATCCGTCCACTGGTCAAACACCGCCGCAACGACCAAACGCTATCGGCCGTGACACATTCTTCAGGACGTATGTACACCGCGCTGGTGATCACCGCATTCCTCTTGCGACGAGGAAATTTCACCGCTGAAATACAGGCCATCAGCGACGTCCTAGACAGTTTCCCCACCGAAATTCCTGGCGTCGATCTAACGCACATAGGTGCCAGCCCCAGCTGGAAACAAGATCCCATCTGGACAATCAACAGCTAATCCTTACGGTAATAGGCGCACTCATACCCATCCGCGTCCAACGGCAAACCTTCGGCCCAGGCTGGGAGCGTCGACATAAGAGCACATGCATCAGTCACGGTGAAGCCGGAATTTTCGGGTTCGTCGATGACGATTTCGTCGTGAACATGCATCACAATCTGGTGCCCCGCCTTGGCGACTGCGTGCATGCCAGTGACGAGAAGGTCGCGAGCGATCGCCTGGACGATGTTCTCGACGAGTTTTCCACCGTAGGTTTCTAACTGTCCCCAGCGTCTGGCTGTGGTGGTTCCGGTGTAGGTGACGCTGGTGCCGCCCCAACGGTTCTCACCCAGACGCGGCTGCACATAGGCAAGCCGTCTACCAGAGGGCAGTTCGATGAAGAAAATCCCAGACTCAACGCTAAAGCGCAGGTTGCGTAGCCGGATCGGCTGGCGCGACGAGATCGCAGCGATGGCTGCTTCTTCGACGTCCGCCCAGAGCCCAACGATGTGCGGGTTAGCTTGCCGCCATGCGTCCACGATCGGTTTGAGTTCGTGCTCAGCGAGTCCCATATTGAGGGCTCCCATAGCTTTGAGAGCACCGACCGAGCCGCCATAACC